GTTGCAGCTGGAATCTAATCCCTACCCGGATCAGAAGGTACCTTTTATGGTACTGGCCAACAACAGCACCCCATTCAAGATCTACGGTGAAGCAAACGCTGAACTCATAGGTGACAACCAGAAACTGAATACCGCTATCAAGCGCGGTATAGTTGACAATATGGCCAACTCCAATAATGCACAAAAGGGCATGCGGCAGGGTTCATTGGACCCCATTAACAAGAAGCGCTTCCTCAACGGAAAGAACTTCGAGTATAACGGTAGCCAGGGTGATTTCTACGAAGGTGGTTATAACGCTATTCCAAACAGTGTGTTTAGCGTTATGGAACAAAACAACAACGAGACGGAATCCATGCTGGGCGTTAAAGCGTTTTCAGGTGGTATCCAGGGCAGTCAGCTTGGCTCAACCGCTCGTGCCGCTGGAGGCGTCTTGGACGCTGTATCAGTTCGCCGGGTAGACATAGTGCGTAACATCGCCGAGAACCTGATCAAACCTCTAATGCGCAAGTGGATGTCTTACAACAGTGAGTTCCTGAGCGACGAAGAGATCAACCGCATAACCAATACAGAAGTGGTACCGGTAGATCCCGAAGACCTGGATTCCTCGATCGATATCGAGATTGAAGTATCGACTGCTGAAGACAACGAAGCCAAAGCCCAGAAGCTCAGCTTCCTGCTACAGACACTTGGCCCAGAAATGGACCAGGGTATGCGCAATATCATCATGAGCCAAATTGCCAAGCTGCAAAGAATGCCTGACCTGGCTGCTCAGATGGCTAATTACGAGCCGAAGCCTGACCCATTCGTCGAGAAGATGAAGGAACTCGAGATGCGTAAACTGATCTCTGAGATCAAAGAGCGTGAGTCACGGGCTGAAGAAAACATCGTCGATATGGACGCTAAAGGCGCCAAGGCTGACCTTGACCGGGCTAAGACCAGGGAGCTGGGATCTACTACTGATCTCAAGAACCTGGATTTCACTCGCAAGGCAGATGGTGTTGAATTTAATGAAGAGATGCAGAAAGAGGCTTTCAAGCACGGATCTGCTGTCACTCAAAAGAGTATGGACATCGCAGCAAAACCCGCACCTGCAAGATAAATTGTGCGTCATCACTTGACGCACTGGTTTACTTTGCTATATCATTCGGGATGATTTAATTAACTAACCAACTACAGGAACTCTAAATGAGCAAATCCGCACCAGAAGAACTCGTAACCCTCGATCTTGAACATGCCGTTGTAATGGGCGAAGCCTATAAACGCTTACAGCGTAACGGTGATTTCAAAACTGTCATCACCAACGGATTTCTGGACGAAAAAGTAAAGGCCTCAGTGTCTTTGCTGGCTGTTCCACAGATCAAGGATGCAGGACAACGTCCAAACGTAATCGAAGATCTGATCGCTGCCTCCAACCTCGGATACTTCTTTCAGATGATTGAGCAACAGTACGAAGCTGCTACTGCTCCGATTCTCTCCGACGAAGAAGAAGAAGAATTGGCTCGCCTTGAAGCCGAAGAAGCTGCCGAACAGTTGGTGAACTAAGATGCCTGCTCCCGAAATCACTGAAGAAGACATCATGAACAACGATGTCGATCCGCTTGATGGTATCCGTGAAATCCGTCGTGAAGAAGGTGTAGCTGAGGAAGACCTTCCGGAACGTGACGAGGGAGCTGACCACGCTCGTATTGAAGAACAGGAAGAAAAAGATGAACTCGACACCACCGAAAGTACCACCGGGGACACCGACGCTGAAGGAGCATCTGACGACGCTGGAGAAACTGGACAAGCTGGTGATGGCAATGCCGAAGAGCCAGAACAGTCAAAGGATTCAGACGATAAGTCGGAAGAAGACCCTGATGCTGAGAAAGGTGACGGACAATCTGATGATGCAGAATCTGCCGCGGAAAAACCTGAGCTCTTAAAGTTTCGTGCCAATGGCCATGATTTTGAGTTTACTCAAGAAGAGGCCTTGGCACAGTTTCAAACTGTCTTCGGACAGGCTGCCAACTTTACCCAGAAAATGCAGGCTATCGCTCCGTACCGGAAAATGATATCTGCATTGGAGCAGGAAGGTGTCACCCAGGACAACCTGAACCTGGCACTGGATGCGCTGAAAGGCGACAAGGGAGCCATCAAAAAGCTCTTGGAACAGAACAAGTTAGATGCGTATGACCTCACTTCGGACGAAGAATCTGCGGCACCTTATGCACCTACAAACTACGGAAAGGACGAAGTAACTCTTGAAATCGATGAAGTTATCAGTACAATCCGTAACGATGAAGAGTTTAAAATCACCACCAACGTCATTGATGACCAGTGGGATGAAAGCTCCAGGGTAGTAATCGCAAATAACCCGCAGTACATAACCGGGTTGCATAACGATATCAAAAGCGGCGTATACGACAAAGTTTCGCCGACAGCGATGAAAATGAAAGTGCTGGATGGAAATACCAAATCCGACATAGAGTACTACATGATTGCAGGCGAGCAGTTCAGAGTCGCTCTCGAAGCTGAAGACAAGTTGAAAAACGGTCAGAAGCAGGTAGATGAGTTGAACAAAGACGCACAATCCGCAGACTCAAAGTTTGAAGAGGCATCATCACAAGCCACAAGAAAGCGTGCAGCATCCTCCACAGGAGCAAGAGCTGACCGCAAAGGTGTTATCGACTATATGGACGATAACGATGAAGCTTACGACGAATGGTACAAGAACAACGTTACAAACAAAATGTAACACAGTACCGGAGTCATTTAAATTTGAGGTAACCAATCATGGTTGATAATGTATATGGTACAACTGATCGGGCAACGGGTGATTCTACCCACGGCCAGAATACAGTTATTCATTACTACGACAAAGCCGGTGTAAAAGCCGCTAACGCTGTTGCGATTTATGCACAGTGGGCTGATCGTAGATCCATGCCCCTGAAAATGGGCACAACTTACAAAGTATCCAAATGGCTGCACATCTACGATCGTCAACTCGATCCTGATTCGCAGGTAGGTGGAACCGACGCTGACTTCGCCGCAAAGGGTTACCTTACTGCGCGTAGCATTCTCGACGTGTCTAACGGCCTGGCCGGTGCGGCTCTCGCTGAAGGCGCCGGAGCGGTTAACAAGCAAACCATCAAGAAGGTCACCATCGAAACAAATTTCGCCCGTTACGGCGAGATGCTCGATTACACCGACGAAGTGGAAATGTTTGCTGAAGACGCAGTTCAAGTCCATTACCGTGAAGAGCTCGGCGGGCTGGCTAACCAGCGTTCTGAAGACCTGATCCAGCTGGATATGTTGTCTACTACCAACGTCATGTACGTAGGTACTGCAACTTCTCTGGTTACTGTCGGTGGTGATACCACTACTGTAGCTGGTACTGATGACGACGATTCCAAAGTCAACTACAACCTGATCCGTAAAGGCGTCAAGAAGTTGGTTCGCAATCGTGCTGTCAAGAACACTTCTATCGTTACTGGTTCTACCAAGATCGATACTCGTACCATCAACAAGGCGTTCTACGCCATCGTTGGTCCGGAAGTGAAGTTTGATCTGGAAGACGTTGTTCGCCGCACCAATGGTGCTGCAGCTGCTGTCGAAGGTGATAGTTCTGACTACGTTTATGTCCCGGCCTACAAGTACGCTGATGCCACTAACCTGGCTGAAGGCGAGATCGGTGCCATGATGGATGTTCGTTTCATCGAGTCTGAGTCTGCTGTTGTTTACGCTGGCCAAGGTGCTGTTACAGTACCGGCTGAAGCTTCCGACAACTACGCTGGCACTCTGTCTACGACTACTTTTGCTTCTGGTGCTGCTGCAGCTACCGGTCGTGAAGATGCCGTTACAGGTGTGTGGGATCGTGTTGGTGACGTTTATGGCGCAGCTGGCGATGGTACCGATGCTCTTGAATACTTCGATGTATTCCCGATCCTCTTCCCGACCAAAGGTAGCTTTGCTACTGTCGGTCTGAAAGGTCACGGAAAGATCAAGTTCAACGCACAGGCTCCTTCGAAGATCGAACTGTCGAACCCCTACGGTACTCAGGGTTTCTTCAGCTACAACATGTGGTATGCAGGAATAATCCTGCGTGAAGAGCGTCTCCTGAAGATTCTCGTCTGCGCATCTGCGTAATCATAGCAGTAAGTAAGTAAACTGGTGGAGCCTGTAATGGGCTCCACCAACTTTTTAAACAACCCAGTAGGGATTTAATTATGAGTAATCGCGAAGAAATGATCGCAGAGGCAATCGACCTCGGTATTGAACACAAAGGAAATATTTCCAATGTCGCCCTGGCAACTTTGATTGCTGAAGCAAAAGGCGAACCAACCCCAGAATTTGATGCACCTCCCAGTCCAGCTGTAAAGCCTGATCCAGTGGATGAGCTCGAAGACGAAGATGAAGATGACTCTGCCCAAACCAGGCGAGAAGCCAAGGCCAGTGCTGCCCATGCAGTATACGCCCGCAGACGTTTGAAGATTGCTGCAGCAAAGAAAGCTGCGTTCAAAACATCTGTCGTCACTATCACAAGTAAGGACAACCGTGAGAATGAAGTGACTACCACTGCTTTCCTCTCCTGTGAAAACCAGCATTTCTCCATTGCGAAAAGCGTACCTCTGGATATTCCGGTACAGCTGGAGCACTGTCTCATCGAGAACGCCAGGGTTTGCAAGATCCCGATGCACAAGGACGAAGTTGTTAACGGACGCCGTACAGGCAACAAAGTTACCGTCATGGTAAACAAGTACGTCATCAGCTACTCGCAGCAGCCCTCCGAATAGGGTAGACTACGTGGATGTATATTGCTGGCAATGAAATAACCGTCACATGGGTGCTTGCACCCACTGACACACCTCTGTCTGCCAGCGACTATGACATCAAGGTAATACCTTCTGATCTCAACGGCACCTACACAGATGCCGGAATAATCAATTATGTCGCTCCATCTGAATTCTTCAGCGGGAGCATGACATACTCTTTCACCCCGCTTACGGTAAACAGATTCCAACTCTGGCTTACAACAGGCACCGGGGCCAGCTACACCATACTCGATGAAAAGAACTTCTGGGTATTCGGAGTATCTCCGACATCGGTAGCTTGTACAAGAGCTCTAGGCGCCCTATCCAGACCAGGTGCGTATGCAGATGCACCTCCCCTAAATATAACTAAATCGACAACATTCTGGAGAGATATTTATGCGGTAGGTAAACACGCAACTGACTCAAACAAACTCGTATTTGTAGGAGTACCTGCTTTCGGTGAGCCATTAGCCATAGGTGTTTTGGACAGGACTACTGGTATTATTACTGAAGTAACAGATGCTTTTAATGGAACAACAGTAACTGGAGCTAAAGGAATAGATTGTGATCCTGTATCAGGTGTCTATGTTGTAAGCCAGTCAAACTCTAGTGGAGGTTTTTATCGTGCTTACTGGTCAACAGATCTGACTACCTGGACGGAAATAACATATAGCGGCTGGAACACTCAGTTTCATGGTGGTGGTGATATTCGATATGACTCTAACCAAGAACTGTGGTGGTTAATGGACGATGTTGGTACGTACTCATCTACTGACGGTAAAACATTTAATTTACAGAATATGGAGTACGCACCTTTAAGTTCCAGTGCAATGGCAACAGTCAAAGGATTCCTGCACTCAGGACAATTGACTGATTACCCAGAAACGTCTTTCTTTGCCGGAAACACTGAAAATCCTATAACCTGTAGAAATGAAGGGCTTGAAGCTTCACCAATAGTTTACACTAAAATCTTATCGGGACTTGATCCACTGGGCAAAATATTCAGTGCCGGCAATCCTGCATTGTTTGGAGGAGTTGCAACAAATGGTAGTGTT